ACAATTCACGACACAAGATTTGGCTCTGAGCCTTGATATGTTTAGTGACCGCGTGTTGAAACCCGCTGTGGCCGCCATTGCCAACAAGATAGACCGCGATGGTCTGGCTATGGCTACCTTGCAAACTGCCAACATTGTTGGTGTTGCTGGTACACCTCCAACTGGTCTGATTACTTATCTGACCGCTGGCGCATATCTTGACTCTGAAGGCGCACCGCGTGATGGTCGCAGAAGTTGTATCGTTGAACCCTTTACATCTGCCACTATTGTGGACAGTTTGAAAGGTCTATTTGTACCACAACAAGCGATTAGCGACCAATACCAAAAGGGTTTAATGGGTCGCGATTCTGGCGGTATGAACTGGAAACTTGACCAAAACGTGGTTGCGCAAACCTTTGGCAATAACAGCACCACTACTGTGACTGGCTCTGTCGCTACTACTACTGCTACTGGATTCTTGACCTCTGGTTGGGCATCTTCAAGCACTATTACTGTTACAGCCGCCAATACTGGTACTTTGAACCTCAATGCTGGTGATACTTTCACTATCGCTGGTGTATTTGCTGTCAACCCACAAAACCGCCAAGCCTACGGCTCTAACAAGTTGCGTAACTTTGTTGTGAAAACAACTGTTGCTATCGCATCTGGTGCATCTGGCTCTGTCGTTGTTTCTCCTGCTGTGATTACTGCTGGTCAATTCCAGAATGTGTCTATTCCGACAACTTCTGCTACTGCCGCAATCGCTCAGTTCAACAGCACAGGTACTGTGTCACCACAGAACATCATCATGCACAAAAACGCCTTCACAGTCGCGGTCGCTGACCTCGAATTGCCAGAAGGTGTCCATTTTGCTGGTCGTGCAAGCGACAAAGAAATTGGTTTGTCCATGCGTGTAGTCCGCCAATACACCATCAACAACGATAGTATTCCTACCCGTTTAGATGTTTTGTATGGTTGGGCACCTCTGTACCCAGAACTCGCTTGCCGCGTTGCCGCTTAATTTTTAACTTTTTAAGGAATAAATATCATGGCAAATCCAGGACCAGCAACCACAGTCAGTAATCATCCACAAAACTTGGCTACAAACCAAGCATTGCGTTTGATTGCCTCTGCACAATCAGTAAGCCTATCTGCCGCTGGTGATACAGCGTCAGTAGTTTTAGATGTAAGCAAATTTGTGCCAACCAGCGTTGTCATTACCAATGGCTTGAACTCTAGCGGTGCAACCACCACTATTGCTACGGCTACTGTTGGTGTATACACAGGACCAGCACAGACAGGCTCAACCATTTTGACCACTGCCGCTTTAACTAGCAACACAGGCGGTCCTTATGTGACTATTACTGCCGCTACAAATCCAAACACCGCTATATCTAACCCAACTAACATTTATGTTAATGTTGGCACTACGATTGCCGCGACTTGCGATGTGTTTGTTTACGGCTATGACCTCACATTTTTACCTTAATCTGTGAGTAAATAAAAAAAGAGCCACTCTCAAAAGGGGTGGCTTTTTTTCCTTTTACGGCTACAATTCAATTCATTCTGCAAAGGAATCACCATGTCAAAAACCACCATCTCGCGTGGAAATGTTATAGCGCATACTATTTGCCAACTAACGCTACCCGCAACCACTTTCTCCACTACAACAACTGAAGTCACCATTGCTTGCCAAGGCGTTAAGTCTACGGACAAAATCCAAGCGCAAGTGGATGCCGCAATGACTGTTGGCGTTGGTATTGCCAATGCTTATACAGCCGCAGATAACGCAATCATTGTTCGCTTGTTTAACCTAACTGGCGCGTCTGTGGTGCAAGCCGCCGCTACCCTTTTGGTTAGCGTCAAGTCTTGCGAAGATTTGCCATATCCTTCTAATGTGGTCTAAAAATGGCTGGCTCATCTGTTCTTAGAACCGCTGGTCAAACAGTAGCGTTATCGGTCACTTCTACCGCTCATGCGGCAGTTTTGGTCAATGCGACTACAAACACGCAAGTGAACTACACCGCTTTCCTTAATACGGGTGCAAGCCCTATTGCGGTTAGATGGGCACCGACCGACCCTGGTGCGCCTGTGTTTCCTGTTGATGGCACTAATGGAGACTTTGTTTTGCCTGCTGGCATGATTCAGCCTTTAATTGTTGCCACCTCAGTAGCACCATACTACATAACAGCAAAATCCAATTCTGGTACTGCTGGCATTTTGTATGTAACGCCTTCTGTCTATCAAAGTTAAAGGGTCGTTATGGCTAACCCTGCCAATTCAGTTCTGCAAAACATACTGCCCGTTCAAGCATATTTCAATGTTGATGGGACTTTTCAGACCTTTATTGGTCAGGGTCAGCCGTTCTATGCAAGCATAGACCCTAGTCAATCTGGTTTAAACATAACCAGTAGCACGATTAACAGCACGACAATCGGTGCGACAACGCCCTCAACAGGGGTTTTTACTAATATTGCTACCACTACGGGAACAATCTCAACGCAACCATCTGGCTCGACTGACATTGTTAACTACCTTGCGTTGCAGTCATACGCTGTGGGAATTAGTTGGAAAGCCCCTGTAACTGCGGCAACAACTGCAAATATCACGCTATCGGGACCACAAACGATTGATGGCAAAGCGGTGGTCGCAGGCAATACAGTATTAGTAAAAAATCAAACAACTACATATCAAAACGGCATTTATCAAGTAAACGCTGGCGCATGGACATACGCAACGGGTTGCACGACTTGGGAACAGTATGTAAGCGCATTGGTGTTCGTTGAGTTTGGCACAACGCAAATAGGAACTGCTTGGTATTGCACAGCACAGCCAGGCGGGACTCTTGGCGTTACCGCAATGACATGGAGTAACTTCAGCACCAGTACGAACTACACGGCTGGAACTGGTCTTACATTGTCTAGTTTTCAGTTCAGCATTACGCCCGTAGGGACAGCAGGAACTTATGGCTCTGCGTCACAAGTGCCTGTGTTTATCACTAATGCAAGCGGTCAAGTTACATCGGTAACTAACACAAGTATTGCTATTGCTGGAACACAAATCACTTCTGGCACGATAGATACTGCACGACTGTCTGGCTCATATACGGGCATTACAGGCGTTGGAACGCTGACTGCTGGCACTTGGAACGCATCGACTATTGGCGTGGCTTATGGTGGAAGTGGAGCGGCTACTTTTACAGCAGGCTACTTAAAGGCAAGCGGTACAACTGCTTTCTCAACTGTTGCAACTATCCCAAGCACCGACATTACTGGTCTTGGCACAATGTCCACCCAGAACGCCAACAATGTGGCTATTACGGGTGGAACTATTGCAACGCTAACCAGCCCTATTGGAGTGCCTTCTGGTGGAACGGGTGCATCTACCTTAACTGGCTATGTAAAAGGAACAGGCACAGCCGCTTTGACGGCTTCTAGCACCATTCCTAGCGGTGACATTAGCGGTTTGGGAACAATGGCTACGCAAAATGCCAATGCAGTAGCGATTACTGGTGGCACGATAAATGGTGCATCTGTTGGCGCAACAACTGCAAGCACAGGCGCATTTACTTATTTGTCTACAAGCGGTTCTACAAGCACAACGCCAGTTCTTAGTTATAACGCCTCTAATTCATCTTTTGTAAATGGCGCGACAATTTCTGGAAGTTATCTGCAAAATGTGATGCAGAACAAAAGCGCAACAGCAGGCGCATCTACTAACTTTGCAGTAAGTAACGATTCTGGAACAGACTCTACTTATTATGGTGAATTCGGCATGAATTCATCTGTATTTAGTGCATCTACGCCAGTAGATTTTTTCTCTATTAACAACGGCATTTATTTCTCTGCTCATGATGGAGATATAACTGTTGGCTCTGGCAATGGCTTTAAAACCTATTTTGCTTGGGGAACAACTGGACAATCTGCCCATGTCATTAACGCAAGTGGCGCATTAGGGCTATCAACTAACTTAGGCACAACGCCTGCGTTATCAGGCACTACGGGCTTTGGCACAGCAGGGCAGGCAGTAGTAAGTGCTGGTTCTGGCGCGGCTGTGGCATGGGGTGTTGTTGGCATCAATGGTGGTGGTACTAACTCAACTGCTACGGCAACTGCTGGCGGTGTGCCTTATGGAACTGGTACTGCTTACGCATTTACAGCGGTAGGCACTTCTGGTCAAGTTTTAACATCTGCTGGCGCAGGCGCACCTACTTGGTCAACCCCAACTGCGTATGCAACAGTTACAGACGATACGACTACAAACGCAGTTCGTTACCCATTGTTTGCCGCTACAACAAGCGGTAACTTAACAACTGAATATGTATCTTCTACAAATTTACAGTACAACCCTTCAACAGGCGCATTAACTGCGTCACAGTTAATCATTGCACCATAAGGAAAAAGCATGGGAAATTTAGTATTTCAAGCAACATTAGGCGGTCAAGTTAACTTGGTCGGTCCAAATACCGCGTCTACATTTAACCTAAATGTGCCTGCAACTTCTAGCACAATAGCAACCCTTACTGGTACTGAAACATTTACCAACAAGACGCTCACTGCGCCAACACTTGCATCTGCAAACATAACGACTGCGTTAACGCTAACGGGTGCGGCTGGCACAAGCGGTCAGTTATTAACTTCTGCTGGCTCTGGTGCGGCACCCACATGGACAACAGTAAGCGTGTCTGCCGCTACGCCTACTGTGAGAGGTACTGTATGGGGTAGTGGTGATACTGGTGCATTAGGTAATCAATCTCTTGGCTATAACGCGGCATTAAATTCTGATGGGGTAAATGCGGCAAACCAAACTGCAATAGGACAAGGCGCACTTCAATTAAATGTTACAGGAAGTTGGAATACAGCGTTAGGTTTTAAAACACTATATAACACTACTGCTAGTTTAAATTGTGGCGTAGGTGGAGTTGCTTTATACAACAACACTACTGGAACTTACAACACGGCTGTGGGGCATGGCTCAATGTTTGCCAGCACATCAGGTGGTTATAACTCTTGTTTTGGTAATGATTCTGGAAAAGCAATAACTTCTGGCACATATAACACTTGTTTGGGGCAAGATAGTGGTAGAGATATGACTTCTGGCGGCTCAAATGTAATGATAGGTAGAGCATCTGGTCAAGTATTAACAACGGGCACAAACAATATTTACATTGGCTATGCTAGTTATGCAAGCGGAACAGCCGTTGGTAGCGAAAATGTAATAGGTTTTAATATTACTGGCAAAGGAAGCAGTACAAGTTTTATAGGTGGAACTTGTTATCAGGGCAATAATTCTGCTACATGGTCTATTGCATCTGACCAGCGTTTAAAGAAAAATATTGTTGATAATACAGAAGGATTGGAAAAAATAAACCAAATTCGTGTTCGCAACTTTGAATATCGTTTACCAGAAGAAGTTACAGAACTTGATTCACATAATGCAGTAGAAAAAAAAGGTTTACAACTTGGCGTTATTGCTCAAGAATTACAACAAGTTTTACCTGACTGCGTTAAAACAGAATCAACAGGCGTAATGTCTG